CTCCCATTCACCATAAGCTGTTGTTTTTATTAGCAATTTGGTTATCCATGACTTCTCTTCTACTATATTACTATATAACTATAAAAAAAGAAGTGGAAGGAAATAGAAATATGGATTTATGGAATGTGATAGTTACGATGCTCAGAGCGCTATTTTTATATATTTTTAATATTATATATAAATGTTAAAAATAGTTATAGTTTTATAGTTATATAGTAATGGCATAAGCCGTTGTTTTATATAGTTATTTTTATTAGTGCGTAGACCTGGGGCAAAACCACTTATAGTTTTATAGTAGAGGCACGTCCCAAGTGCGTCGCACTCCGTGCGTTGCCGCAGGCCGTCATGGTTTAAGCGAAGTTGCCGAAGTTGCCGAAGTTGCCAAAAGCTGGGACTACGCACCTGGGATTCGGGCAAAAAAAATAAGGGGCGAATCGCTTCGCCCCTTATTGGAAAGAATCAGCGGCTCTGATGAGCCGCTTAGTGGTTAGGCAGTGGCATCACCACTGGCGGCTTCGTTGACATCACCACTGGCGGCTTCGTTGGCATCACCACTGGCGGCTTCGTTGACATCACCACTGGCGGCTTCGTTGGCATCACCACTGGCGGCTTCGTTGGTGAAGCTGTTCTTGTCGACATGGCGGAAGGTGTAACCGCCTTTGACTGAGTAGACTTGACCAAGGGAGAGGCCTTCCCGAAGGGCGATGTACTTAGCAGTCTGGCCTTTATACATCCCGAAGTTGATCTCCCAGGCGATGCGGTCAGTCATAACCCCGAGGGACTTGGGTCCACGGCGACGGGGCCCTTCGATGATCGGCTTGGGCTGTTCAACGGGCTTCGAGATAAGCCCTTCGACTTTGGTGTTGATCATCATCATGATGTCTTTGAGGTCGTTGATCGTCTGAGCAAGATCCTTTTTAGAGGTCTTCTCAGTGACGGGGTCGATCATCAGAAGCAGCTCAGTTACAGTGGCCGCGGCCTGAATGACTTCAGCTTGGGCGATGGTGTTGGTAGTGGCGACAGTGGTACTAGAAGCGATAGTAGTCATGGGAAAATCTCCGGTAATTGTAGACATAGCTCTGCCCTTGCAGCTCGCTATCAGCGAGTTGTTAACTGCAACATAATCATTCTACAGGTAGGACGTGTTAAAGTGTGTAAAGATTTATATGAGAAATGTAATTGATTGTAACGGATTGTAACTACGCACCACTGCCGCGGTCCGTAGCCCGGATGTACGGCAGTATGGCAAACCAGCACTTCGATTGTTCAGCATCCGCAGCGCTACACTACCACACTGCCGCATTGCACAGCCCTGTGGTACTACGCTGCTGTAGTGCTACGCTGCTGTCTTGCCCAGCCTCTGTGGCGCTGCGCCTCTGTGGACTAGGCACCCGACAAGGTTGCTGATACCAGTAGTGCGTCGGCGCGCGGCGAGGGGGGGCCTATGTCTAAGTCTACGTCTACGGACACCTGCGCACAGAACCAGGTGCTTAGTGCTTTGCTATAAGTTATAGTAACCATGCCTAGGGCTTAGGCGTAGTAACTCCGCTATAAATTATTTTTTAACCAAGTAGTGTACATAGGGTGCATTGCGCAGTACTATGTAGTTTATAGTGGAGGATTTATATGAACGAGAGAGTTTTGAGTATGCTTCAGGGTATAGAGCCTGACTACCATCCTCTAATCTCAATTCTAAAAATTTCGGCTGACCCAGGTGCAGACCTTCGCCTACGGTTTGACTGCCATAGGACGATAGCACGCTATGTGGAGCCGGAGTTGCGAACTATTGAGATCAAACCCAAGGACGATGGTAATCTGTTCTCTATGAAGATCGATATCGCCAAGGAATGATATGGTCCCAGAGTACGTAGCGTCTAAGACTATGCGGCTATTTCACAATAGCGATAAGTTTGTGCGCACGATAATGGGACCAATTGGTAGTGGTAAGTCCGTAGCCTGTATACTTGAAATGTTGTTAAAGTCTTTGCACCAAGCGCCCTATGAAGGAGTACGCAAAACCCGTTGGGTCGTAGTGCGTAATACCTATAGGGAGCTATTGGACACAACAATGGAGTCCTTCTTTGATTGGATTCCTAAAAGGTTTGGTTCATTTAGCGCAATGCACTCAAAATTCCTGTTGGAAATGGCGCTTCCAGATGGAACTCGTATGCACGCAGAATTCTTATTCCGTGCGCTTGACAGGCCGAACGACATCAAAAAGCTGTTGTCATTGGAAATGACTGGCATGTGGATAAATGAGGCAAGGGAAATTCCAAAAGCGATCCTGGACATGGGGATTGGACGCTTAGGTAGGTATCCATCAAAGAGAGAGGGTGGACCCACATGGTTCGGGTTGATAATGGACACCAACCCTCCGGATTCAGACCACTGGTATTATAAGCTATTTGAGGAGGACCTGCCAGACAATTACGCTATTTTCAAGCAGCCGAGTGGCTTATCATCAGAGGCGGAGAATATTAACAATTTGCCACCGAATTACTATCAGAATATGATCGGTGGTAAGGATCAGGAGTGGATAAACGTGTACGTTCATGGTAAGTATGGGTTTATTGCAGATGGCAAACCCGTTTATCCAGAATATAAAGACGACGTGCATAGTACTTCGAACCCTATTCAGCTAAATCCGAAGCGGACGCTGTACGTAGGGATCGACTTTGGACTTACTCCTGCAGCAGTGATCGGACAAGAGACCCCATCTGGTCAAGTTGTGCTAGTGGACGAGCTGGTTACGTTCGACATGGGCGCAGTGAATTTTGGCAGGCTTCTACACAAACTGCTTAGCACTAAATATAAAGACTTTAAGATAGAGCTCTATGGTGACCCAGCAGGGAGTCAACGTGCTCAGACCGATGAGACCACACCTTTCCAGATGTTGGAAAACGTGGGATTAGTGGTTTGGCCCGCGTATACAAATGACATTGAGGTGCGGCGTGAAGTTGTCGCAGACTATATGTGCAGATTGGATATGGCTGGATATCCAGCATTTATGATAGGCCCAGGTTGTCCAATGTTGCGCAAAGCTTGTGCAGGTGGGTATAAGTACAAGAGACTGCAAGTATCTGGTGAGATGAAATTTCAGGATAAACCGGATAAGAATAGATATTCGCACGTGTCGGATGCCTGTCAATATTTATTCTTAGGTGCTGTGGGTGATAATAGAGTTATTGGCGGGTATAGTAATTCTAGTATTGACTATTCAAGTTCTAGCAGGCGCATTGTATGAGTGATGATAGAATCCTGTCTATTATAGCCAGCGAACTATCAATGGCAAACAACAATTTGCCTGATTTCGAGCAGCCACTATCTTATTACCTTGGCCGTCCAAATGGTAAGGAAACAGACGGCGGTTCAACTGTAGTATCAACTGATGTGGCTGATGCAATTGAATGGATCATGCCACAGATCATGAAGTCCTTCACTCAGAACAATGAGATTGTTATTTTCGATCCTGTCCATGAAGGTGATGAGCGCCAAGCAGAGCTTGAATCTGAATATGTCTATGAAGTATTGATGAAGCAGAATGATGGATTCATTATTCTTCATCAGTTTGTCAAAGATGCCCTTCTCCAGCGAAATGGCATTCTTAAGGCGTACTACGCCAAAGAGTTCTTTGTCAAAATTGGCAACTACACAGGAATCACAGAAGAGCAACTTCAAGTATTGCTTGCTGCTGAGGGGGTGGAGTTAGTTGAAAAATCTGAGTATGTTGATGAGGCACAGACTACTCAGAAAGTTCAGCTGATTCAGCAGCAACTTCAACAGGTCGGTCCGCAGTTATCAGAACAGCAACGGCAGGCATTACTGTCTGAGATGAATCGACCTGTCTTTTTATACGATGTCAAAGTCTCAGTAACCAGGGAACGTGGTAAAATCTACGTTGATCCGGTTGCTCCAGAAGACTTCAGAGTAAATGCCAATCACAACTCTATAAACTTGTCCAATGCGCGCTTTACTGCACATATGATGCAGAAAACTGTCAGCGAGTTGATCAAGTATTATGGTGTGACCAAGGCTCAGGCAGACACCTTTCCTGACAGCTCAACTGATTATGACAAGGAATACAGATTTTCTCTGCAGAATGAGACAATCACTGAGTCTGATTCTGCTGATGAGTCACAAGCTCTGAAGGATGTGGCAGAGTGTTTCATGGAAATCGATGTGGATAACACAGGCATTTCCAAGAAAATGAAGATCACCGTCATTACAGATGGTGATGTGCCAACTGATATTATTGGGATGGATGAAATCGAGGATTATCCTTGGGTTTCTACTACTGCATTCCTGATGTCCCACAAGTTCATGGGTTTGTCTATCTTTGATCGTCTTAAGCAATTGCAGGACCAGAAAACTGCTATCTGGCGTAACATTCTTGACAACATGTATCTCCAAAATAACCAGCGCACTGCTGTTGTTGAGAACCAGGTAAACATTGATGACCTGCTGATCTCGCGCCCAGGCGGAATAGTGCGTGTCAAGCGTCTTGATGCCATCATGCCTATTGCTACACCCCCGCTTGGGCAAGAATCTTACAACATGCTTGAGTATCTTGACCGTGTTCGAGCAGGGCGCACAGGCGTAGATCCAGACGGGAATGCTACCCCAACCAGTATTGGTGACAGAGTTGGATCAGAAGGTGTTGATCGCCTTCTTAATGCCAAGGAAGAACTTGTTGGCCTGATTGTCAGAGTCATTGCTGAAACAGGAATCAAGCCGCTTTGTGTCAAGATCCGTGATCTTGCTATGCGGCACATTGATGCTGTTGTAGACTTTAGATTCCGTGGCGTATGGCAAAAGATTCAGCCTAGTGCTTGGTGTGATAGAACCAGCTCTACTGTTCGTGTAGGTACTGGATCAGGGAATCAGGCAGCCAAGATTGCAGCAATTACCCAGGTTCTTGCTATTCAGGAAAAGATACTGGCTAACCCTAGTCAAACACTGTTGTCTCCAAAGAATGTATTTACAGCAATTGATGACTTTTGTAAGTTCTCTGGTCTTAATGGTGCTTCCCGATATTTCATGGATCCTGAGTCTCCTGAAGGACAACAGATGGCCCAGAGTGTCCAGCAAATGACTGCTATGAACAACCAGAAGCAAGAAGAGATTCAGCAAGTCATGCTTAAATCTGAACTTGCTATCTCGCAGGCAGAAGTTACAAAAGCCAACTCTCAGCTTGAATCAATCAAGTATAAGGCTATGGCAGAGGATGCCAAGCTTAAACTTGATCGCATCAATTTCATTCATAGTGCTGAACTGGATTCTCTTAAACAGCAGCTTGAAGAAGCCAAGGCTGTGGCAGAGCGGTATGGTAAAGATGCTGAGCTTCAGTTCAAGTATGACAACATGAACACTCTTGCTGCTATTGAATTGACGCGCATCGAAGCGGAAAAGGC